ACGTGAGTGGGCGCCTTGTCGCAGTTGCTCTGGTTGCAGTGGTCGATAGGGACCCAACCAGCAACGGCGGTCAGCGTTGACCTCACGCCGCAACCTCAACCGGGATTGCCGTCGCCAGTCCCGGTGCAAGACACGATGTCGTGTTCGTGACGACGACTGAGTGCCCGTCGTTCAGGGTGTTGTCGTTGTAGGTCGTGTACCAGTACGGCGTCGGGTTGGGATAGACCGGGTACGGGTAGACCGTCGGGATCGTGATAACGGTCGGCGGTCGGTTCGCCAGTTCGGCTTTCAGGAGTCGAATGCAGTCCTCGGTCGTTGGCTTCTCACCGTGCAGCTGCCAGTCGAGGCCGCACATGGAGCAGATGGTCGATACAACCACTGGCTGCGGGTTGGGTGTCTTCATGCCGGGTTCCCTTTCTCATCGACCCGCTGACCGTAGTAGTCGAAACGGAGTTTGCCTCTGGGGCGCAGGAGCTTGACGGGTTCGCCGTAACAGAGTGGGCCTGCGTGTACGTGAGAAGATGGGTGTTCAACTGAGCCCCACTCCCATGCCTCGGTCATGACAACATCCCGTGATCGTTTTCGTCATAGGGAAATGGCGGAAACTCGCGCGGTTCTGGGCGCATCCCAGACGACATCGTCATAGCGAACCCAGGAATGCCCATCCCAAAGTCGTGGTCGCTAGAAGCTGGCCGCAGGGGTGCCCTCAACTCCGTCTCATCGACTGACACCATGGGCTTGCTCGGCATCAAGCCTGCCGGGACTCCGATCCACCGGAACTTCTCATCGCAGTCGGCACACCGAACCCGAACATCGGCGTTGTACCCGATCACCACGTCTGGGCGCCCGTTGTCGCCATCCATGAGGCGATTGACGTCGACTTCAGCAGCGAAATTCTCATGCGGACAAGCGCGGTCGGGGTCAATCACATCTCAGATCCTAGTTCCGCAGGCAGCACGATTCCAGCCTCTATGATGAGCGCCGTGGGTGCCATACGTCGGCCGCGGGACGCTGCGGTGACGGGACAGACGGCGAAGTGTGGAGAAATACCTCCAGGTGCGTGCTCTGAGCCTCAGGCTCAACAGGTGCGTACCGCTACAACGAGGTTAGTAACTCGCCCACGTTTACAACTTCTCCGGTAGCTCGACGCCTGCCGCCAAGGCGTCGCTCACCGTCCACCACGCCACCCCAGCGGCCACGTCCCCCTCCAGCGCCGTGGGATCGACCCGGGACAGGTCGACGTCGGATTCCTGGGCCACGGTGAAGATGAAGGTCTGAGTGCCGTCAGGGGCCGTTGATTCGCCGCTGAGGTCGCCGCAGGGCTGAATGCCGGTTTCCTCCAGCATTTCCCTCCGTGCCGCTTCCAGCGGAGCCTCACCGGGCTCGACGGTCCCCGCGATCACGCACCAGTTGCCGCCGTTCTCCGCCGTGCGTTGCTCCAACAGCACGCGGCCGGTGTCCTGGGCCACGATGAGGATGCCGGCGCGGGTGATAGGGGTGGATTTGGTCGTGTCCGGTTCGACCGCTTGAGTCAGGGAGTCGTCGGTGTCTTCGGGGATGGCGGCTTGGTCGGCGTCGGTTGTAGAGTCCGTGGCGTCGTTCGATGTGTCGTTCGGAAGCGGCGACGGTGAACACCGGCACGAAGGATGGGGTATGTCCGGGTAGTCATCGGGATCGTAGGGGCCGGAGTCAGCCAGTTCTTCGCAGGCATCGCACCCATCAGCCGTCATCCACTCGACCTGCTGAACACCGTTCTCCGAGTACGTGTTGAGACTGGCGGCTGTCATGGCTCGGTCGACCTCTGTGCGAGCCACCATATCGGCTCGCGAGGGATTGTCCAACACGTCGACCAGCGAACCGGAGATCGTGGTGGTGCTGTCGCCGTTAGCGATTCCTTTGGCCAGCACGTTGCCCAACTCATTGACGCGATCCTGAGCGATGCTTTGAATCTCGATGCCCGTATTGTTCAGCAGGTTCGCCAACCCGCCATCCGCCACCTTTGCCGCGGCAGCGCCGTCTCCAGGTTGCCAGGCGTCCCAGTTGATCGACGAGTCCACGTCGGACAGGAAGGGCATCACCCGTCCAACCGCTCCGCTGGTATCAGTCACGGCGTCAGCAGCTACGTGGGAGCCGAGGGTATAGGCCGAACCGTACATCTGCTCAAAGAGGGTTTGCAGCCCCGAGAGGTCGATGGTCAAGCCAGCACGAAGCGCAGCGGTGGCGACCGGGGCGTCGGGCTCGAGTTCTTCCCCTGTGGCCGTAGCGGCCTGCGACGCTTTCAACTGGCGGACGACCTTGGTGATGCCCTTGAACGCTTTCTTGAATCCAACGGCGATGCTTCCAGCGTAGAACGCCTCCAACGCCAAGCGGTGTGCGTGTCCTGGCGGTTCCTTCTTCGCTTTGGTCGTGTCAGCGTTCAGGTGCTTGGCGATGAGCTCGCCAACTCTTTTGGGGAGACATCACCACCGTCAGCGAGCAACGCCTTGATCTCGTCAATCTCACCCTGTTCGCCGAGGTAGTTGAGCAGGCGGCTGACACGTTCGTCGTCCTGGTGCTCAAAAGCGAACGGCCTCCAGTCCTTGCCGGCGCGCTTGGCTACAAATCTTACAAAAGTTTGTAGTTCTGCACTCTTCCCGGTGTTCCCACCGGTCTTGGGTGCCGAAACCGACGTATCGGTGTCGTCTTCGTGGCCCGGGTCGCCCGTCGTGCCCTTGGCTGGCGTCTTGCCATTGCGCACCGGCTCGGTCGGGGTTGCGTCGGTGGCGGGCCCGGACTGGCCGGCTGAGTCTCCACCACCGTCACCAGGGTCGTCACCCGCTTGACCACCAGCGGTGCCGGCGTCCTCAGCGCCACCAGTCGGCGTCGGTTCGTTGGCGGCGGCCTGAGCGGCGGCGAAGGTTCCTGACACGAACACCGGCCCGGTCGCGGTGACGATCATCGGCTGATCGGCTTCGGGGATGTCGTAGAGCGGATCGCCATTTTCGCCGCGGATGTCGTTCAAAGTCTTCTGGCCAGTGGAGACGAGGACCTGATCGCGCTTGGCATTGTTCAACTCATCTTCGTCTGTGCCCCCTTCACCGAACGTCGCCGTGATGACTTGACTGATACCGAGGAAGCGCCGGTTCAGATCATTGATCTTATCAACTAGCCATTCGGTCAAAGGCTTCTGGCTCACCGTCTCGGCCTGCTGCTGTTCCCCCTGCATTTGCTTCCCGCCACCGAGACCCGCCTTCGGCGCGATGCCCAACTGAGTGCCGTTGACGCCGAACTTGGAGCCGATCTGCGTGATTAAGTGAGCGTCGTAGTCGACCTTATAGTGCTCGTCCATTTGAGGCATGGGGACGGGCTCAAAGTCACCGCGGATCACTTGGATACGCGCTCGGTTCGCAGTCAGGCCCGACAACTTGGAGTTGAGGATCTGTTGGTAAGCGGCGAACTGCTGGGGAGTCCACGCCGCACTTTCCGCGCTACCGATCTTCATGAACATCTTCGGCTGGGCGCCAGACTGGTATTCCTCTCTCAGCCATTCCTGTCGAGCCAGATACGTCACCGCCATGGGGATGCATTCCTCAGTCGGCGACATTCCGTACACGCTCCACTGACGCGTCCGGCGGATGTAGTAGGCGAGCTGGTCGCGACGGAACTCCGGTGGCAGTTCAGCTTCGCTGTCGTAATACTCATCGTCAGCTTCGCCCGACGTGTGTTGAAACTCGCCGCGGATGAAACCCCACAGCACTTGGCCATAGGCGGGGTTCGGGAACCTCGGCTTACGACCATAGTCGTCTCTGTATAGTTTTATGGAGGCCGCGTCCACCAAGGAGAGATTGCGCAGCGATCCGTCGAGATTCAACTGTGGGTAGACGGCGACACCGTCATAGACGAAGTAGTCCCACAGGAAACCGGTCAGCCAGTCAGCAAAACTCTGCCCCATGTCGCGATCCGGTGTCTCCCAGAACGCACGTGCCTTGTCGATCTCCGGCATATACTGCTGCTGAACGACGCGCGACGCTTGGCTGTAGGAGAGCGACGGGTCTTCGGCCTGTGCCGCACGGATAGCCGAGTTGCTCACCGTAAAGTCAAAGTCGAGCCCGCAGATGGTATCAATGGCTATGTCAATCGACCTGCTGATGATGTCGGTCTGCGTCGCCAACTGCCGCAGCATCGACCACGGCACCTCCCGGTCCAGCAGCAAGAGGTTCCACGCCACTTCGTACTGCGAACGCCGCGGTTCGGGACGCATGGCTCCCGGTGGAGGAACGTCCAGGGCTTGCGGCCAGTAGGGGAAGCCCGGACCGAACTGACTCTCGAACGCCCCGTACTCGCGCGGCAGCGGACTGCTGAGTTCGATGCCACCCTGCTGGTAGGGCGACGAC